CGGACACGCCGTTACAGCTGGGCGCTCTCAAGGGGGCCAGGCGGCGTGCTGAGAAGAAACGGCAACGGAAGGCAGCGCGGCGGAAACGACCGTGCAAGGAAGAGGGAACTCCTGGACACCCGCCACCGAACACTACGGAGGCAGTCGGCACCAATACTGCCAAACCACGACCCGCGGGGCGTGGCCAGGGCCTTGCAACCTGGCCAGTCTACGGCAACTTTGACGATGATGAGGAAGATGCCGTGGAAACGCCGCACTGGGACGCCGAAATGGTGGCCCAGTGCAACCTAATCGTGCCGTATGGGCACGTAGGGAGTGGGCGCAATGCGCGCAGCGGCGATCACGCCGCACAAGGGCCGACGGGCCCGAGCAGGGTAAGTGACCCTGTCAATGTAATCCCGGCGATGGTTGCGCCGGAGACGGTTCGAGACCGCACCACCCGCCCCGCGGGAGGTGGCACCACAGACGTTGTGGTGCGGAAAATAGAAGAAGTCGTGCCGTGCCCCGCGGGGACGTGGACTGACATGACACCCATCACGAGCCGGGTTGGCCGGGGCGTTCGCGTTGAAGTGCGAAGCCGGCCGCTCTACACGATTTGGGAACGTCTGGGAAATGGGTTCTACCGGGCTATGCTCTGGTGTGTGGCCTCAGACGATGTCGTCGACGATTGGGAACGGGATGATGCAGTGCGGGTGGGTGTGCGCGAAGAAATGCTGTGCTCTGATTCAGCAGACGGGGACCTAGGTCCTGCTGTCGCGATCGAGTGTGGCGTGTCGCAAAAGGTGGCCGGGGCAGTCTCGGTGGCACACCACCCGCGGCTGGTGGCGACGGCGGTCGCCTGCTTGCGCGTGAAGCTCGGGACCGGGGCGATGGTGCAGGTGGGTAACGAGGCGACGGCGAATCGCGCGCTTGTGCGGCGCGAGGCGGCGAAGCTCATGCGTGAGTGGGGAGTACGTGAAATGGACGGGGCAGCACACCTTGTCCACATAGAGCGTGCCTTCTTCGAGGACGATACGCATTACCGCAGCGCTTTCTGGCGGCATGAGGCGGCACGGAGGGTGCCGGCTCGCTGGCTCGCGGCAAAGCCGCGGCCGGCAATGCCCTGCAGCTAGGGCTGCCCGCTGCGCATGAGTGGGCTGGACACCAAGCATTCGGTGCCGGCGGACCAGGTTAGGGGTCTGTTGGGGTGCAAGGTGTACGGCTTCGCGTACACACTCGACGTCAAGCGCAATGGGCAGCCTGCCAAACCGAGAACCTACCATGTAGTAACGCGCATGGGACCGGGCCATGGCCTGGGAGTGTTCAACAACAACGTCGCGGCGGTGGAGCGCGCGCTGTTGGAAAGGTACTTCTTCTGCCTAGTGGGGGGCAGTTTCCACCAAGCATTGCGGCCGGAGTGGGGTGCGTTCAAGACCAGTAGCATGGTAAGGTTCAGGGATGAGTGTGTGAGGCGTGCGGCGCCGTTGTGCAGCAAGATCTCCAGGGAGGAGGTCGTTGATCTGTACACAGGTGCCAAACGCAAACTCTACGCTCGTGCAAATGTGAGCCTGTCACGCAAGCCGGTCAACAAGAGCGACGCAACACTACGGCCGTTCACGAAATTCGAGAAGCAACCGCTCGACAAGGCGTGTCGCATCATCAACCCCCGTTCGCCGCGGTTCAACCTTGAGCTCGGCTGCTACCTCAAGCACACTGAGAAGGTGTTTTACAACGCCGTCAATGAAGTGTGGGGGGCGAGGACGGGGGCAACGGTCGTCAAGGGGTTCAACGCCCGCGAGACGGCCAAGATCTTGCGAGAGAAGTGGGAGCAGTTCGAGAGCCCTGTCGGGGTGGGTCTCGACGCAACCAAGTTCGACATGCATGTGAGCGTCGATGCGCTGCGTTACGAACATGAGTTCTACAACGCGGTGTATCGCGACCCGAAGCTCGAAGAGTTGCTGTCGTGGCAGATCTTCAACCGCGGTACTGCGCGCTGTCCGGATGGCGTGGTGAAGTTCACCATGCCGGGAACCCGGTCGAGCGGAGACCTCAATACGTCCCTGGGCAATTGTCTGTTGATGTGTGCGATGATGCACAGCCTGTGCGAGAGTGCCGGCGTGCGTGCTGAGTTGTGCAATAATGGCGACGATTGCGTGCTGATCATGGAGAGTTGTGATGCAC